CCCTCCTCCGCCGAACGCTGCCTCAGATCATCATACATTCTATAGTAATTGACAACAACTATATCCCCAACCTTAAATTCCATAGTATTTAATGTATCGGTGCCGCCACTTTTAAATAAAAATGTTTTTGATTCTGGTGATAGTGAACTACCTGAAGTTATATCCGTTTTATTATCAATTGTGTGATTGGTGAAATAATCGGTGTCGGAGTCAAGAAGTGGAGCTAATGTGTCCGTAATTTCTTTATATTTATATTCATTGCTATATATTGTTTCATTTAAATATACTGGTGATTCTGTTTCTTTAATATTATACCCTGGTATAGATGTATGGTGTTTATAAGGTTGTTCTAATGTAAAATATTCTTTGTCCCTTTCATAAAAACGATCATGTCCATTGATAGACAACTTAATCTTCTGACCTGTGATGGCATCACCTGGTGTTTGGGGCGTTGTCCATATTAGTTCCTTAATAGGATGTTCCAAATTTAATTTAAAACTTTCAGAAGATATACCCTTTTCTTTTTGAACCTGCAATTGTTCTATTAAATATTCATGTGATACTTGAGAAAACCTTCTTCTTTCATCGGTATCTAGATATACATAGTCTGCCCATACTTCAACACTATGTTGTTCTGATAAACCACCTGATGCAGTTTTATCATTTGTTCTTGTTAAATTATTGGTATCTTGAACCCCTGAAGTATTTACACCGGTTGTATTATATTTTCCAATACCCCATGTAAATTTTAATTGTATTTCGTGATACTGAAGAGCTATTAATGGTAGTGCCAATCCAGGATTACGACAAAACCAAAATTTTAAAGGATAACGGACCATTTCTTGTTTAGTATCACCCCCTACTACTAAATTATTATTAAATGCACCACACATGTATTTATATCCCTCCGATTTTGAAATAGGTGTGGTCAATTCATCCCATATTTGGTGCCATTCTCTATAATGCTTATCTACACGTTGTCCTCCAATTTCAATTTCTACTTCCTCTATTATGCTATCTCCACGGATACATACTTTTTTATTCTCATCCATTTGTTTTGCGAGAACATATACTCCAGTTAATAAATCTCCATTTCTAGATATAGTTACGGTCGCTTTATTATTTATAGTATCAACGCCGATAAAAGACTGACCACTTATATTTTGTTTAATGGTTTCCATAGAAAAGTTCGTATGTCTTCTATAAACAACTTTGAAAAACGTAATTTGGGGATTTCCCGTTAAATAAATATCTTGAGCACCATATGCCACTAGTTGCATTATTCCACCGCCCATTATTATAATAATATAATATAAAAGAAAAAAATATAATTAATTAACTTTAACGATAATATGATTTTAATTAAGGAAATAATTAAAGAATTCCTTTGTTTCATTTTCATCTTTCTCTAAATCTAGAACCTGCTTTACTGGATTCATTATTTGATTTGAGATATAGAAGTTATAGTCTAATTCTAATTTTTTTTCCTTAATATAATCCGGATGCTCAATACGATTACCCTGTAATATCTTCTTTGGTTTAGGTTTCCCTTTATTAGGACCACTCTTATAAAGGGAATTGTAATCATATAATTCTGTGTCACTTAGTTTTATATAAGCATATGGAATACGGTCATTTGGTTTTGGTTTATTACCTGGATTCCTTTCTGCCATTCTATCGGCAAGAACCTTATGGGCAATACCTTCTGGATTTTTATAGAATCCCCTTAAAGATTTTGAAATTATAAACATTGATTTATCCATTTTACCATCTTTGATTTGTGTAAGTGTTTCCTTCAACCACTGTATCGCTAAATCAACACTACGCTTATTCATAATAATCTCAATGACATTACCGAATACATATTTACAGATAGGTGCATTATCCCTTCTTTTCATTACAATACCCATAGATGTCCTTTCCTTAGGATTTTCATGATCTAATTCGTATTTATCACCTGTATACCTTTTCTTAGAAATAAGAATAAATGGATAAAATGTTTTTTCATATTCTAGATCCTGAGGATCATATAACATATTCTCTGTAACCCATTCACCCGCTTTAACACCACAATCAATACAATACTTTAGTGCTTCTTTACCTTCTAATATTTCACCTGTATCTTTATGTTTCCTTGAAAACTTTACGAAAACAGAATCTGTATCACCATATACAATTTCCGGTTCATGGTAACCTTCTTCTTCTGCCCATCGTTTAACACCAATACTAGCATCGTCTATTCTTTCTCTACCAATTGCCGTAGTGCATGCTGCGATCTTCTTGAAGAATACAGGACTTGTTTTGGCACCCATCTGACCATAAACAGAATTAGCAGTAACCTTATATGCCAACTGAAAACCATCAAGGACCTTCTTTTTATTATCATCATTTGTTTGTTTTATCTTCTTACGAGTAGCTTTACGTTGATCTAAGAGTGTTTGTAAGACAATAGGAATAATTCCCATTGATTCTTTAATAATTTCACCTTCTTCTGTTCTTTGATTCTTAACAAAGTAACATTTTGTTTTCGTATCTGCTTTTTTCTTATGAACAGTTTTACCTTTCTTCTCATAAATATAATCATCATACTCAACACCCCAACATTTATCATAACCACCTATATCCTTTATTACTTTCTCTATCTCGGGGTTATTCTTGATATCTTCTTCTGTTCCAATATATGTTTCATGTGAGAAATTCTTTTCAATAATTGATGATGGATAAAGTGATGCATAATCCAAGACACTTACTGGATCATCAGAATAAATCCCCGGTTTAGGGTCAAGAACAATAGCACCTTCAAAACCATCATCCAACTTTCCTTCAGTAAAGCCTTTAAGAGTAGGTATACGTGTTTTTCTTTCAGAACATTCCTTTGTAATGATGGAATTGATCTTAATACCTTGACCTCTCAAGAAGATATAAGATAATGGAACCCATGATACACATGCCATACCAATATTATTTGGTAGGAGATCTAATTGAATTAGTAAATGAATACAGAGTTCACAATCCATAATACAATACTTGGCAACTTCTGCACGACCTTTACTTCCACCATTCTTATGCTTGTCAAAAATTTCTTGTGGAGAAATATCGTCCTTTGCCAAACACCATTCATATGAGATTAATTCATTCTTATATTTATTCTTAATTTTGGTAATACCATGTTTTCCTTCTATAATAATAGACTTATCTTCCATATTAATTTTAGATACATGGAATTTCTTTCCATTTAGATGTTTAAATGAACCATATTTTGTATTGATATTAATGGTAATATAATCACCATCTTTAAGATTACCAAGTCTTTTAGTAATGAGAATCGTATTTAATGTGGGTGTTTCCCTGTAAAATACATTTGTAATATTCCCTTTCATAAAATGAGAAGAAACATCGTCCAGTTTATATGACTCTAAAGCATGTCCCTTTTGAATCTCTTTTTGAATATCAAATACAATCCTACCATCCATAGAAATATATTTAAGGACATTATCTCCTAGTCCCGAAGAACTGAGTTGTTTTGATTGAACTTGACAACGTTTTTCCCAGTAGTTGTTATATAATCTCTGGGACTTTGATGGTTTAATATTTTCATCAGAAGAACGGATACGCTCAATATCTTCTTTAGAAATCAAGTCTGATTCACGATTTCTCATTAATCTACCCAGACGATAAAACTCATTCTTAGGACAATCTTTATCACAACTTGAAAATATTTTAGTCTTCTTGCATTTACTACAACATGGAAATATATAATCAACCCTCTTATTAATATAATCAAAATCAAAACCAAAGATGTTATATCCAGTGATAATATCGGGATTATGGTAAAGGATTATGTCTTTCCATTTCAAAAGTAGTTCTTTTTCATCCTTACATTCATAAATAGTTACACCTTCTATGTCATCGCAAATTTTTTCTTCAGGTTTATCTTCATTACCAATAATTACCATTGTGCGTTCAAAACAAGATGTATCTCCAAAACGGTGAAACACAGTACCTATTTGAATAATTGGATCCCCCTTTATTTCTATTTTTTCACCATCATCGTTTTGCAGTGTATTAAATATGTTGGTCATCTTATCAATGATGTTTTCACGTGTTTTAGATGATTCTTTAGAATTATCTAGATCATTAAAGAACTCATGATTATTAATTTTTTTGATAATTGATTTGAGACTTTTATTTGAATAAATGCCATTACTTGTAAATATGTTTTGAACATCATTTGACCCTTCTTTGAAACAATCTTTAAGACACTTCTGAATAAACTTTACTTTAACCTTTGGTTCTGCAAGATTATATGAATTTCTAAAATATGATTCATGAATATCAATCGCAACTTTTCTAAAATCTTTAATAGGATTTGGAAAATCACCATGTGAAGAATCACATTCAATATCATAAGATGCTGTTATAAAACCAGCAATACTTTCATCTTCAATTGGATTAATATCCTTCATCTTAAGATTATCAATTTGAATATCTACATTAAATGTTTTACTCTCATCATCAATCCATTTATCAGGAGTTGTTTTAACACTTACCCATCCACATGACTTAATTTTTTTCTCATGTAAGAACCTCAACATAGGATGGATCTTTGCCTCGTATAGGTTACATAGACATTCACAATTATGTTCCTGATTGAACCACTCTTTATCTTTTGACTCTATACTTTCCAATTTGGGTTCACCACTCCTAAGGGCAAAACATACCTTTCCATCTACAACATACCCTTTATTGTAATTGTAGAACTCTGTAATAGCGGAAATACATTTTTTCATATCTCCATATGTCTCAAATGAAATTTTAATATAATTATACTCCATCACCTTTTTAGTATCGTAGTCATAGTTGAATCCATAGAAGTTTTTAAACCGTGACCTTTCAAGGGATACATAATTCCCCTTCCATATATTCCGTGCATCAGGCCTATATGAACCCATAAATTGTTTAACCTTTGTTAGGAATCCCTTTGTATATGCTTCAGACCATCCCTTTACGACTCGTATATAAAAGAAAGGTTTAAAACCACATACATTACACACAACATTCTCACCCCCTTCTGTTTTACCATAAAATGTTACTTTAAACTCTCTATCCCAGAAACTATTACCAATAGGTACATCATCTGAAGATATATCTATGATTTGGAATTTAAGTTCTTCCATATTATTATATTATGATTATGTTTATGATTTTAAATACATATTTTTCAAATTTGGAATTTTAATATGATATAATTTAAAGGATGAATAATTTTATATTTTTCTTCATGAGTTTTTTAGTAATCGTCGTTATCTTTAAGAATATTTATCAACCCAAAAACATTATAAAAAAAACAAGTAAAAATGATAATATTGAATACCTTGTAAGGGATCTTGAGAATTCACAAGAAGCTGCTGAAAAATTATCATCTATCAACACTAAATTAATAAAATTAATTGATTCGTTAGATATAAATGAAAGAAATGGTATAAAAAGACTTAAAAATAGATACAACCCCTATAAACTAGTAGAAACTGAAGAGAATTCTAAATATACTTCATATTCACTTAATAAGGGAGAAAAAATAGCACTATGTATAAGGAAAAAAGGAGATAATACAATATTTGAAAACGAGAATACAGTCATTTTTGTTGCAATCCATGAATTATCACATATAATGACCAAAAGCGTTGGTCATGAAAAAGAATTCTGGGAAAATATGGCATTTTTATTAGAAAAAGCAACGGAATTAGATATATATGATCCAGTAGATTATAATGAAAATAATACTGATTATTGTGGTATGGAAATAACAACAACACCGTATGATTTTAAAAAATAATATTATAATTATTAATATACAATGGATACTAATTTCTGTAGTAATTATGATATTCCAAAAAAAATTTTTAAGTGTTGCTCTGTAAGTGATAAGACAGTATTCGTATTTATGAACATATATTTTCTAGAAAGCGAATTTAAACCAGGTAGTAAAGTGACATGGACCTCTAAAGGTGAAAGATTATATGGTAGTGTAATTTCTATTAATCCACGTAATAACAAGATAAAAATTAAACCAACAACACGCAAGTATGCCTCTTATATAGATCCAGAAAATTTAAATATTATACATCCATTTGATGAAACTATTTCAAAAATATCTGATAACATATCAAAAAAAAATAAAAACAAGTTTGATAATATTAGCGAAGAAAATATAACCCTTTTAAAAAAATATTTAGGTGGAAAAGATATTATTGATGAACTATTCCCTTTATTAAAGGGTGGTTATGAACATAAATTCATATACAATGATATGATATATATTGATGATACTTGTTCAATACTCCTTAAGAAAATTTCACAATATTGTAGTAGTATAGATTTTGAAGATCATAAATACATATATGCATCTTATTTTAATGAAGAAGGTGAAAATAAACCAATTGGGTTTAATTATAAAAGTTCTGAAACACTACATCCCAATGATATTATAACTAAAGATTTATGCGATATTTTAGAAATTGAAAAAGATGAAGAATCATTTAATATTATTGAAAGGGAATATGAATCTATTCTTGAGAAATATGAAATCACGAATAATATGATTTATTTCATAAATTTAGAAAATTTTATAGACAAACATGAACTAAATACAATAGATTTTAAAAAATGCAATGAAAGTGATTATGAAGTATCTTCTTTTAAACAGAATATAATTAATAAATACTGGCCTCAATTAATGAATGATAAAATGGCAGACATTATTGGAAAAAATAAAGAGAAAGAAGATTCTTATAAAGAAGATGCTGAGAAAATATTCCAATATTCTATTGGAAATAAGATAATCAATGGTAATATTAAAGCATCCTCACCATGTGATGATGCTTATATAACATTCTTTAAAAAAACTAAGAAACAAACAAAAAATATAACAGTTGATCTCTATAAACTATTTACAGAGTTTATTCTTATTAAAGAAATTCCTTTTGTAAAATGGGTAAGTTCTAATAATGGAAATAAATATTATAAATTGTTAAAGGAATCTATATTATATGAGGGTTATCAATCCGAAGACAAAACTGTAGATTTTAAAACATGTCAAGCATGGATTAAAGATTTTTACAGAAGTAAAAAAAGATCCCTTGAGAAAATAAACAGATTTGATATCATCCATAAAGAAGACATAGTTTCTTTTAAACTTTTTTTAAAGAGTGGAATATACTCTACAATTTCAATTCATATAGATGGAACCCTTGATTTTATAATTAAAAAGGAAGATGAAGATAAAGGTGTTTCTTCAAAAGGAGAAATAATAAATCTCATAAAATTAGCGAATGAATTAATCAAAAAAATGAATGAAGAAAATAAGTATTCTGAGAGTAAGATAGAGGATTTTGGAAGCGATGAAGAAATAGAAGATATCTTTTTAAAAGATGATATAGATTTCATAGATGCGCAAGTTTCCTATAAAAAAGCGAATTATGAAGTTAAAGAAGGAATAGAAAATGCCGACGAAAAGGAAGAAGGTAATGAACTACTACCACCATTTGTTATTGGTGAAAAGACAAATTTATTTATCCCTATTTTAAGAAAAGTATGCAATAACCTTACTATGTTTTTCCGCTATATGAATGAAGACGACGATGAAAATATTAGAGAAAATAAAATAGGGTTGCAATATAATCGCTCTAATAATTTTACGAATATAAATACTATACAATCACTCATAACGGTATACTTGAATAAGGAGACTTATCAAGAAGAGAATAAGATAATTAATGATATCATAAGGGTTTTTAATATAGATAGTAATACTATTAAAGATGAGATAAACTCAATCAAAGAAATTGAAAGGGATAGAGATAAATATAGAAAAGTAATTGTAGTTGATGAAGATACACCAGATATTACTATTTCGGTAAGGAATAATTTTATTGATTTTGAAATTAGAAATATGAAGAGTTTTATGGAATTCCAAAGGATTACTTCTTTAACAAAAGTGATTATGTATATGTTTGAGCAATTTGTAAATAATAAGGAACTATTTCAGATTGATTATATTAAAGATCTTTTCACAGAAGATAAACTCAATATAAAGAGCAAAATAATTGATGAAGAGAATAAAGAAGATGTAAATGCCCTTTTCGCAAATATGGATTCTGAAGATAGTTCAGATATCTCCAGTAATGAATCTTCAATGGAAAATCAGTCAAGTGATGAATCTTCAATGGAAAATCAGTCAAGTGATGATTCTTCAATGAAGGGTGGTGGTGCACCATTAAGGTCTTATTACCTTAAAAGACTTAAAGAAAATGATAAACAACTGTTTAATCCAGATAAACCATGGTCTGTAAAACAAAAGAATGGGGATTTATATGGTTATGCAAAACAATGTGCTGATAATTTAGACAGAAAACCTATATCTATTACCACAGAAGAATTAGAAAGAATTAATTCGGGTAAATATAAGGATAAAAATGGAGAAAATATCTCGGGAGAAGGGGCATATTCAAAATCAATAACGGTTGATAGAAGGAGCCAAGATATACATTACATATGCCCTCAATATTGGGATGTATCAAGAGAAATACCACTTACAAAAAGTTATGTAGATAAACATAAAAAAGATATTATTAAAAATAAAGAAAACAAAGGAAACAATACTATTTTAGAGAGAAAAGGTAAATACTGGGATGGTATTCCAAATGAAGATTCACACAAACATATTTTACCTGGTTTCTCAAAACTTATCATTCACCCCGAAGGATATAAATTACCTTGTTGTTTCTCTAAAAGAGGATTAGAAAAAGAATATGGTGTTGAAGAAGAAGAACCTGTTAAAGGAGAAAAAAAGAAAACAAGAAAGAGAAAAAAAATAGAGAAAAAATTATGCAAAATTAATACAAAAGAATCACTCCCTATTAGTGTTGGACAGTGTTCCCAATTACCTAAAAATTTAAAAGGTATGTTATCGCAAGATAAAATATTTGAATATGATCCCAATCTTTCTGTATCAAATGGGTTTATAAGAAAGGGTGTAGAGCAAAATGATAATGAATTTGTATTTGAACAATCATCTTTTATAAATTCTTATATAGAAATAACAGATTATGATGGTGATTCAAAAACATTTATCAATGAAGAAATAATAAAACCACTCCTTTCTGATATGAAAATTTACCAGTATTGTCCTACCTTACATAAATATTTCCGCAGGAATTACCTCTCCAAAGAAGATAAAAAAGATATTTTAAAAAGATATTTAGGAAAGAAATTTATAAGAGACGCTTTTGGTGAAAGTAAAATAAAAGCGTTAAGGAATATAATCAATGCAGATGAATTATCAATAGAATCTAATGAATTAGGTTATATATATTCCCTGATTGTATCATTAAAAACATACATTGATTTCTTAGAAAGCGACGAAGAAAAGAAAGATGAATATATCATACCTGTACTTAATTCAATCTCCGAAGAGAAAATAAATATAGTTGTTTTTGAAAAAGAAGATGAAAAAGTTAAAATAAAGAAAACGGAACATGTTGAAACAGATAAATACTGTTTAATCATAAAAGAAGGTCATTATTATGAACCAATCGTTTATCGTGTTAACTTATTAAAATCAGTATACGAATTAAAAATTTTATCCAAAAATATTTTCTCTTCATTTGAAGTATTTGACAAAGAAACATTTAAAAAATTCTTAGTTTCTCCATATCCAAGAGGAAGGGATGTAAATCTAAGGTCAGGTATAACACCTACTCGTATAAATAATCTCAATTGTAAAGGTGGTGCAAAATATTGTAGTGAGTGGGTGCTTTATGAAGAAGTTAAAAAAGTTAAAAAGAATACTGCAATAAGGTGGATAGATAAAACAATAGAAGGATGCCCCAATAGTGGTAAGAAAAATTATGATAATTTTATAAAAGAAGAAGATGGTATCATATTTACCGAAAATGGAATGAAAATTGATAATGATATTGTTTACGTTAAGACAAGGAAGCAAGTTGATCCTAAATTAAAAGTAGGTTTACAGGATAAAAATAAATGGTTGTGGATTGATAGAGATTGTGACAATATTCATGATAAAGATATAGAATCATTAATGAGGAAAGAATATGATAAAAAAGGAGATAAGTTATTATTAGATTTTTCAACAAAGGCAAAAAAAATGAAAGATGATAATGAAATTTTAGAAGGTATGGAGAGTAATTTCTTCTTAATAAATAGAACACTCACCGATTTAGAAAAAATACAAGGTGAAAATAAAATTATTTACCATGATATTGAAAATACTGGGGTAAAACATTATATTAATAATTATTCAGAAATTACACACATTATTTATAAAACGGGAAATGGAGAAATAGTTTTACCTATACGACCTATTAAAATGACACCTATCTACAAAGGTATTCCATTAACATATGACATAAAAGATTATCCTAAATTTAAAGATGTAAAAACATACATTGATTCACTAAAATTAGAGATAGAAAATATAATCGTGGATTCAGAGGACAACATAACATGTTTATTCTTAAAAGATGGTATAATACCAATACAAAAAGAAAATATTAAAGGATATGGAAAATATGATGTAATAAGGTCAAATACGAATCCATTTGAGGTTGATAAAGAAATAATGAGTAAAAAAGACTCTGATGAAAACTATATAGTGCGTTTTAAAAACAATAATGATTACAAACACAAATTATTCACAAAAATGCTAAATTTAATAAAGGATGCAGAAACATTGGAACAAAAAATAATGGAAATCATTGAAAGTCCTATTTTTATAATGAAACATAAGGTTGACAAAGTTTTCAAATTATTAAATAAAGAAATATTATCATCATTAGATCGTTCTGAATTTCCCAATTTATCTAAAAAAATAATACAAGAATTTTCTTTTAAACTAATTATTAGTGTTGAAAATGGTGATAAAATATCAACTATTAATAAAATTATAGATAATGTAGTTAAATATTCAGATCTAGAAAAAAATACACCGAATACAGAAGTATTCATTAAATATGTCCGTGATAAAGAAGTAATGTATAATTACTTACATGATATATTTATTAAACAGAGTAATTTTATAAATATAAGAAATGAACAATTATTCTCAGATAACCATAATATACGGACTACAAAACTTAAAACCACACCATATTACATTAATAAACTTTTTGGACCAAATTCTTCAATCGTATTTAATATTGATGGTAATGGGGGTGATTGGTATAACCTTTCATTGGCTCTTTCGGCAATAGATATCAAACCAAGGGACTATGCAAATGAAATACGTGTAATAAGAGGTATTATTGAGGAACCCAAAAGACAAATAAAACATATAGGTCCGATACAACGTATTATACTTTATAAACTCTCTGAACTAAATGATATCAATCTTCAAGAAAAAAGGCAAAATTTCATAACATCATATAACAAATATAATATACTAAGGTATGGTAAAAAACACAATATGTTTAATACTATAAATGATATTATGAAATATTGGAGAAAGGATCCTGGTGAAAAATTAGAAAACAAACAACGTATCAATAAACCCGACATTGAATTAATCTTAGAAAGAGTAAAAGAAGTGAGTATAATAGATTGTGGTGTTTTACTGATATCTTTCTCAAAAGGGAAAGAAATGGATATAAAGTTCTATGGTATGGGTGATATTACTAAAAATACAAAAATTTCAATATTGCATCACACCCTTTATAATGATGATTATATTCTTTCTAATATTAAGATTGATGGAAAAGAATTTGTAACTGTAGAAGAGTTGTTTCAAATATCCCCAATACACGAGAAATGGATAAAAGTAAAAGAAACCCCAGATGGTGAAGGTATTGAAGGGGAGAGGAAAGAATTTCATAGAGAAAGAAAAGAATATCATTATGATAAAGCTAAATATCACGAAGAAAAAGAAAATCAATAATTTTTTTCTATACTAATTAAATTGCATTATGGATTATTTCTCAATACCTTTTAATATATCTTTATTAAGAAATCATATATTAAAAGACCCTATAGTAGACTGGTTTAATATTCAAGAATCATTAAATTGTAATAAATATGAGAGGGATAACAATACATTTTATAAAGATTTTATCTTAAAAGAATGGTGCGAGTATAAAGATAAATTTTTTGAAAGTCTAAAACATAAGGCAAATACAGACATACCAATGAATACATCTGTTGAGGAAACAGAAAAAATGATAAAAGAAAAAGAACCATTAATCCTTGGTGCACACCTTCAATATAAGGAAATGGTCATTTATTGTGATATAATAATAGAAATTAACCTTTTTATTTCAATTTTTCCAAAGATTAAAAATTATCCTCTTCATTTAATAAAAAATAAATATATTTTGATTAACCTTAGTTATTCTACCTTAAATCTTAAAAATGACCTTAGTGAATGTTTAAATGAAGGAGTCTTACCATATAAAAAATGCGTACTATATGGTTTCTCTAAATGTATTGAGCGTTTAGAAGGATACAAACCACATACATTTATAATTGGAAAGGAATATTATTATAAAAAAACACAGTTATCTAAAAATGAGTTTATATCTTTTGTAAAACATGATACAACTATTATCAATAAATTCACAGATGCATATCAATGGATCACTTTACTTCGGAAAGATTTTAAGAATATAAAAATAGAAGATAAACCGACCCACAAAGAATTATATCCAAATATGAATAATAAAGAGTCTGATTGGGAAAAAGAAAAACTCAAATTAGCAAACGAAATAAAAGAAATTACACTCGTATGGAATATAACATATGATGAAAGATGTAGTTTACATGAAAAAAATATATATTGTTGGGATGATCCTAAATTATTACCCGAATTAAAGGAATCAAAGAAAAAAAATATACAAGAACAAATGATACATATGAATAAAACAAATGATATTCTAATCTATCCTCGTAAAAATGTATCAAACCCTTTAAGAGAAGTTCTTAAAGAAGAAGAAAAAAACAATATATTTTTTGATGTTGAAAGTTTCTTAACAATAGATGAAAAAGTTGATTTTTTTAATAAAAAAGATGAAAAATATAATAATCCAATATTAGCAATCTTAGGATTCTTTTATAAGGGAAGTTTCTATGATTTTACAATACAAAAATATGATATAAAAGATGAGAAGATAATTGTTAAAAAATTTTCAGATAAATTATGGAGTATCTATAAAGATTATGGACGAATAAATATATTTCATTGGGGTCATGCTGAATGTAAGTATATGGAATACATACACGAAATATATGGTGATATAGATTTTCCCGATTATATATTAGTAGATCTTCTTGATCATTTTAGGTTAGAACCCATTATAGTCCAAGGTGTTTTTCAATTTGGATTAAAATCAATTGGTAAAGCCCTTTATAATAATGGTCTTATTGAAACAACATGGGATGAAAGTAATGATAATGGTTTAGATGCAATGATAAAATTTAAGGAAATATGTAAAAATCCTAAAAAGATACCCCTTAAAAGATATTTAGAAATAAAAGATATTATTTATTATAATCAAATAGACTGCAAGGTATTACAAGATATATACTTCTTACTTAAAAAGAATTATTACTAATGACCCCTATATTTCTTAAGCTCTTTCTCTAGTTCTTTATTTTTCTTAGTCATTACTTCAATTATTTTTTGTTGAGTCTTAATTATCTTTTCATATTCTTTTTTATCTTTGTTTTCAAGACATTCCTTATTTTCTACGAAAAATCTAGTTTTATAAAGTTCTTTGCCTTCTTTATTAAAATAGTTGACCACTACATTTTCCATTTTGTTACCACATTTAATACATACCGCATTATCAATCATACGTATATATTCCCCTCCATCATAAAAAAATTCTGAACCTTTATCCAATGTTATATATTTAACTATATCTCCTCTTTTTAATTCAAAAATGTCTTCTATTTCTTCACAATTTTCTAATTCACTCTTTATATATGATAAATCTTGTGACATTTATTGGTTTATATTTTTTAATATATTATTTTTATACCAATTTATTGCTTCTTTAATAGATTTTTCTGATAAAAAGACATCTTTCTCATTATTTGACTGTTTATACATGATTAGTAAGTTAATTGTTTGTTCAAACTTCATTTGCAACATTCCTTCATGATCCATTTTATAAGAAAGATATTTTATTTTAATTTGAAAAACGTAGGTTAACTAAACCATTACTTATCCTTAATATATTATAATTTGTAGCAAATACTTTATCAATACTAACATTTGATGTAAAGTTTAATTTACAATCATCAAAACGTGAAAAGTTACATGTACCACTTGGTTGATGTTCTTCAGGATTTAAACAAAAAGAATAGACATATATATTCTTACTAAACTTACTATAACTTGATTTTGAATAATCCCGTCTTGCTATAATATTTACCTTTACATCTGTATCATCAGGCATACTACTAGGGTCTTCTATATTAGGTGAAAATACAATTTCCTTAGTTGTAGTTGATGTATCTATAGAAGTAATTGTCACAATATGTGTTATAAAAGAAGTTTGTCTCAAAGTTATTATATCCCCTACTTTCATTCCAATAGTATCTAGTGTTGTGTTATCATGATACTTAATAGAATTACTACCTAATTGAATATTTACTCCATCTGGACTTAGATGTACATCACTACTTCTATGCTTAGAAATAGTGGAAGGTATTGGATTTTCCAAAAATATTGGATCTTCATGTTCCTTTATATTATATGATGGAATATTTGTATGATGTATATATGGTTGTTTTAATGTATAATATTCTTTATATTGTTCTGATAAACGTTCTATTCCATTAATTGTTATGTTTATTTTTTCATTACTTATTTTATTTACCCCAGTATCATCTTCTGTCCAAATTATTTCTTTTAAAGGGTGATTGAAAGAGTTTAATTTGAATTTTGAAGAAGGACTTTGATTAATAGTATCTATTATTTGAACCTGTTCTATCAAATATTCATGTTCATTTTCACCAAACCTTTTTCTTTCTTCAGAATCTAAGAATATATTATCAGACCAAACTTCACATAAAGAACTCCGTGTATCGGTTCCTGCAGAAGATGCTTTACGATATATATTTTGATTTATACCCCATTCTATTTTTAAAATTATATCATGATATAGTATTGATATAAGGGGTAAAGATAAACCTATATGCCTGCAGAACCAAAAATTTAATGGTATTATAACAGAGGACTGATTGTTTATTGTCTGGGAACTATTAAACCCACCAACCATATACTTATACCCCTCCTTCTTTTTAGCATCTACAGTTAATTCATTCCATACTTTCATCCATTCATTTGTATGTCTATCCATTATTGTTCCACCAATTATTAATTCAGAATTACTAATTAATTCAGTCGCATTTATACCATCTTGATGTTGTGGACATACAACATAAATACCATTAATAAGGTCGGCCGTTTTTGATATTTTTACCGTGGAATTTGTAGGTGTTGGTGCTGTCCCTAGATCACCATCAATTATTTGTTGAACACTTTCAATTGCGAAATTTGTATGTCTTCTATATACACTTTTAAAGAAAGTTATTTGAGGATTACCAGTTATATATTCATCCTGTATACCGTTTGCGGTTAATTGCATTATTCCACCCCCCATTATAATAATATATTAGTATCTATTATTTTTTTATTTTTATAACGATTAAATAAATTTTTAAAGTTTAAAAATATGATTTTATTTTATTATTAATAATAATAAAGATAAAACAATATGTCAGAAGATGGATGTCTGAGAGATGCTGTTTTTAATACGATGCAGGTTGAGTCGGGTGATCTTGAAGATTCCTTTCCAGGTGGATTGGGTATTTTAAGGGGTCTGACAATTGCAAATGGTCATGATGTATCAATGGGTGATAATAGAGTAGAAGATCTCGCTTTACCAACACAAGAAACAGATGCAGCAAGTAAATACTATGTAGATAGTATTTTCCCCGCACGTTTTATTGATTGGGTTTCAGATGGACCACCACAGAATATTGGAGAAAATACAAGTCCACAATTTGTTAATGTAATATTAACAGCAGGACTTAAAATAGAAGGGAGTACACATGATTCAATAAGGACAAATTTAAATGCTATTGACCCAGATCAAGAAAGGTTTATAAACTTAGCAAATTCAGATGGAACACTTATTCCATTTGATCAACCATCTACAACAACCATCTCTGCAACACCCGAAGAAATTAATTTACTCTCGGGGATAACACTTGGAAATATCTCTGCGAATGATATATTATCAGTAGATAGTAATAGGGACATTACAGGGATAAGGAATATTTCTATTGAACACCTTACCGATGGAACCATGACAATATCAAGTGGTAATATTAATAATGTAATTACTATTCGTCCACAGAACATTATATTTGAAGGGACAACCACAGATAATTATCAAACTACTTTCAGTGTTATTGATCCAACAGAAGATAGAACGATCAATCTTGCGAATAGTTCGGGGACACTTATTCCATTCTCACAACCATCTACAACAATCATCTCTGCAACACCTGAAGAGGTTAACTATTTAGACGGAACAACGCCTGGAACAGCTACAGGAGGAAATGCTCTCGCTGTAGACTCCAATAAAGATATTTCGGGTATTCGGAACCTTGCAACAGAAAGTTATAGTGATGGAACCATAACAATATCAAGTGGTAGTATTAATAATGTAGTTACTATTCATCCACAGAACATTATATTTGAAGGGACAACCACAGATAATTATCAAACTACTTTCAGTGTTATTGACCCAACAAAAGACAACACCATCAATCTTGCCAATAGTTCAGGGACATTAATTCCATTCGCCCAACCCTCTACAACAACCATCACCGCAACACCCGAAGAACTTAATTTCCTTTCGGGAACAACCCTTGGAACAGCAACAGCAAATGATATTCTCTCAATTGATGCGAATAGAGATATCACTGGAATACATAATATGACAATAGATGGGATATTAACAAATGGTATAATGTCAGTAGATGGTGGGAATTTATTAGGTGTTGAATCAATCGCAGTATCTTCTTTTATCTTTGAAGGGAGTAATATTGATGATTTTCAAACAGACCTTGAAGCAATTGAACCAACACAAGACAACACCATCAATCTTGCAAATAGTTCAGGGACATTGATCCCATTCGCCCAACCATCTACAACAATCATCACTGCAACCCCCGAAGAAGTTAACTATTTAGACGGAACAACTCCTGGAACGGCTACAGGAGGAAATGCCCTCGCCGTAGACTCTAATAAAGATATTTCGGGTATTCGGAACCTTGCAACAGAAAGTTATAGTGATGGAACCATAACAATATCAAGTGGTAGTATTAATAATGTAGTTACTATTCGTCCACAAAATATAGTTTATGAAGGTTCAACACAAGATGAACATGAAACAACACTCAGTGTTGTTGACCCAACAAAAGACAACACCATCAATCTTGCTAATAGTTCAGGGACATTAATTCCATTTGCCAACCCATCTACAACAACAATCACTGCAACTCCCGGAGAAGTTAACTATTTAGACGGAACCACGCCGGGAACCGCTACAGGGGGAAATGTTCTCGCTGTAGACTCCAATAAAGATATCACAGGAATCAGGAATATGACAGTTGAAACACTCCACGGAGATTACTCTAACGGAATTATAACAATATCAGGAAGTAGTATTAATAATGTTTTTACAACCAAAACTCGTAATGTTTCCTTTGAAGGTTCAACACAAGATGAACATGAAACAAGACTGAGTGTTATTGATCCAACACAAGATAGAACGGTAAATATTGCTAACAGTTCAGGGACATTAATTCCATTTGCCAACCCATCTACAACAACAATCACTGCAACTCCCGGAGAAGTTAACTATTTAGACGGAACCACGCCGGGAACTGCTACAGGGGGAAATGTTCTCGCTGTAGACTCCAATAAAGATATCACAGGAATTAGAAATATGACAGTTGAAACACTCCATGGAGATTACTCTAACGGAATTATAACAATATCAGGAAGTAATATTAATAATGTTTTTACAACCAAAACTCGTAATGTTTCCTTTGAAGGTTCAACGCAAGATGAAAATGAAACAACACTCAGTGTTATTGATCCAACACAAGATAGAACGGTAAATATTGCTAACAGTTCAGGGACATTAATTCCGTTTGCCAACCCATCTACAACAACAATCACTGCAACTCCCGGAGAAGTTAACTATTTAGACGGAACCACGCCGGGAACCGCTACAGGGGGGAATGTTCTCGCTGTAGACTCCAATAAAGATATCACAGGAATCAGAAATATGACAGTTGAAACACTCCACGGAGATTACTCTAACAGAAATATCACAATAGACGGGTTTAATATCAACAATGTTTCTACAACCAATACTCGTAATGTTTCCTTTGAAGGATCTACTACAAATGATTATCAAACAACTCTCAGTGTTATTGACCCAACACAAGATAGAACGGTAAATATTGCTAACAGTTCAGGGACATTAATTCCATTCGCCCAACCATCTACAACAATCATCACTGCAACCCCCGAAGAAGTTAACTATCTAAGTAATATAACACTTGGAACAGCAACAGCAAGTAAACCCATTACAACTGATTCTAATAGAGACATTACAGGAATACATAATATGACAATTGATGGGACATTTACAAATGGAGCATTTACATTTGATGGTTCGGGATTATTTCTTACTCCTAATATCCAATGTGATCAAATATCCTTTAAAAGAAATAATGATGATTTTAAAACAGAATTAAAGAATATAGAACCTACTGCTGATAGAACTATTAAGTTAGCAAATAGTTCTGGGACATTAATTCCATTCGCCCACCCATCTACAACAACCATCACATGCATGCCCGAAAACATAAACGATTTATCTGGAACTAGGGGGAATATTCAAACACAAATAGATTCTAAGATGGATGATATTACATTTGTATATAAAGAATATTCTGGATCATCAATTATTACTCATAATTTTATAAATAAAACACAACTAATATTTAGCTCCTCAGAAGGTTTTGAACTCGTTAACAGTGGTAGTAGTGGAATATTATTAAAACAAAATTTAAATACTGCCAGTTTATGGAGGGATTATAAATTGGAAGCAGATGGAGGATCAATAGATACATTAACAACGATTTCACCAACCGGTATAGATGATTTAACATTTGTAGCTGGAAATAATATTAGTCTTTCTTTTGAAGGAGTTGAATATACATCGGATCAGAAATTAAAAATAGAAGTGAGTAGTGAATTAACTGGTTTAACAGGAGTAACAATTGATGGTGAAAATGGATTAAAAGTTAAAAATGGTGAGGCAGGTCCTGGTTTTGTTGAATTTTATGAAGATTCAAATAATGGAACAAACAAAATTACACTCCAGGGAGAATCTTATTTACCTGAGGACGTAAATTTAATATTACCTGGTAACGGTGGTGGGTATTTAGTTTCTACGGGTGATAGTGAAACTGTTACTGACAGTATGTTATCAGTATCTGGTGTTTCTTCTGGATCTTACGGTTCATCTACTTCTATACCAGTTATCACGGTTAATGAAAAAGGAAGAATTACATCTGCAACAACTTCCAATATATCAACAGACCTTCAAATATCTTCTGATAGCGGGAATGGATCAATATCATTAATGTCAGATATATTATTATTTACAGGTGGAGATGGTATTAATACAACCATAACAGGAGATACGGTTGTTTATTCTATAGATAATACAGTTGTGACTTTATCTGATGAACAAACATTAACAAATAAGAATATCACCAATAGTAATATTACACTTTCAACTGGAAATACTATAGATTTTCAAAATGCTGATGTAACTTTTGCAAATAATCAGATTAATGGTTCAAAAATAGAGGACAACACATTATCACTTGGTAAACTTAATACTATACCATCAATGAAAATACTTGGTAATGATACCGCAAATACTTCAAATGTTGGAGAAATTACATTATCTAATAATAATGCATTAGATGATAGTGGAACTGTCATATCAACACAATTTGCTATAAAACATTATATTGATTCTGTAGCTTCTGGATTAGATGTGAAAGAATCGTGTATTGCATCAACTACTGAAAATATTTCACTTGATAATACTACGACAACTATAGATGATGTAACACTTGTAAATGGAAATCGTATACTTGTTAAAAATCAAACAACTCTTTCTGAGAATGGTATTTATATTTATAGTGATAGTGGTCCATGGAGTAGGTCTTCTGATTTTAATAACAATACAACTGTAACATCGGGTTCGTTTTCATTTGTAGAAAGTGGAACTAAGAATGCTGATTCTGGATTTGTTTTAACTTCCGATACCATAGATATTGGAACTTCTGCTATAGAATTTTCACAATTTTCAGGTGCAGGTCAAATAACGGCGGGAGTAGGTTTAGATAAAGTAGGTAATACATTATCAATTGACGGTACAGTAACTACATTAAATGGTACACAAACACTTACTAATAAAACATTAACATCATCTTCTATAAATGATGTAACAATAGATAACACTGTTATTGGGGGTCAGGCACCCTCACAAGGGACATTTACCAACATTACTATTAATAATCAAAACGCAATTATCTTTGAAGGGTCTACTTCTGATGACCATGAAACAACAATATCCATACAAGACCCTACATTAGACCGGACTATAATCGTTCCAGATATATCAGGAACATTAATAACCAATTCACATAGCGTTACTGAATTAAACGATGTAACTAGTTCGGGTTCTGGACAAATTATAACAAATGAAGAAAGGTCAAAACTAAATACCATTGTTGGTGGTGCTACTGGAGATCAAGATGCTTCACAAATTGGTCTATTGTTAGGTGAAGTTAATGGACACATAATACCTACTTCTGATGAAACTATTGATTTGGGGTCATCTACAAAAAAATTTAGAACACTATTTTTAGCAGGTGATACTATTAAACTAGGGGGGTCCGATATAAAATCAGATTCCGATGGAAATATATCTGTATTTTCTGGCGGAACAACGACCCTTAAAAAACTTATTGTTGACGAAGTAGAAATAGGTTCAGGGAACAATAAAGTCATTCTAACAAAAGATACATCAACGGGTGGTTTTAAAGCAGAAACATTTAATAAATCTACTTCTTCTAAGGATGGTGCAAAATTAGATTTAAGTAATAATGATAGTGGTGATTTGTCAGAAGGCACCAACCTCTACCACACAACTGCAAGGGCGAGAGGTGCTGTATCAGTCTCTGATACAGGGGGGGATGGTTCCTTATCATATAATAGTTCAACAGGAGTAATAACCTATACAGGCCCTAGTTCTGATGAAATAAGAGAGCACTTCAGCGGTGGAACAGGTGTCACAATTACCGATGGATCTGTAGTAATTGGTCAAAGCGTAGCTACAACCGATGATGTAAGATTCGTTACAGTAACTGCAGACCTTATTGGGGATGTGACTGGACAAGTATCAGATATATCAAATCACGACACTGATAATCTCACGGAAGGGACTTCCAACCTCTACCATACCACTGCAAGGGCAAGAGGGTCTATTTCAGTAACTGATTCCGGTGGTGATGGTTCACTAACATATAATAATTCAACAGGTGTTATCAACTATACTGGACCAAGCGTCTCCGAAGTAAGGTCACACTTCAGTCCTGGAACAGGTGTTTCAATCAGTAATGGTATAATTGAAATCGGTCAGAGCGTAGGGACAACTGATAATGTCGTTTTTGGAAAGGTAACATCCGACCTTACAGGGAATGCTACATCAGCAGACAAAGTAAATATCACCACTAATAATACCGATGAAACGTATTACTTACCGTTTGTTCATGGTCTCTCGGGTCACCATATAACTCAAGCAGATGTTGATCTAACATACAATCCATCTTCTGGTATTTTAACTACTTCCAGTGTTGCTGGAAACTTAACAGGGGATGTTACAGGAACTGTTTCAGATATATCTAACCATGATACTGGTGATTTAACAGAAGGTTCTAATCTCTACCATACTACATCACGGGCAAGAGACTCTGTTTCAGTCACAGATTCGGGTGGAGATGGGTCTCTATCATATAACAATTTATCTGGTGTTATCACCTATACAGGACCAAGTGCCTCTGAAACAAGGGCACACTTCAGTGGTGGAACGGGGGTCACAATCACCAATGGGGAAGTGAATGTAGGTCAAGACGTGGGGGCTACATCCGATGTAGAATTTAATATGGTAACCTCGTCATTTGCCGGGACACTTACAGGAACTGTATCTACCTTATCTAACCACAATACAGATGCTCTTTCTGAAGGGACCTCAAACCTTTACCATACCACTGCAAGAGCAAGAGGTGCTGTATCAGTTACTGATTCTGGCGGTGATGGATCATTATCATATGATAATTCAACTGGTATAATTACTTACACCGGTCCAAATGCCTCTGAAACAAGGGCACACTTCAGTGGAGGGACTGGTGTAACTATTACAAATGGGACTGTTTCTGTAGGACAGAGTATAGAGGAAACAGATGATGTTAAGTTTAATACAGTTACATCAAATATTATAGGGGATGTAACCGGGACTGTTTCAGATATATCAAACCACAATACCGGTAACTTGACAGAAGGTTCTAATCTATATTATACAACTGAAAGGGTAAGGGAAGCTGTCTCAGTTACTGATTCTGGTGGTGACGGTTCACTCTCCTACAATAACTCTTCGGGTGTTATGACATATACTGGTCCAAGTGCCTCTGAAACAAGGGCACACTTTACTGGTGGAACGGGTGTCTCAATTACAGATGGGGAAATTTCTGTAGGACAAGATGTTAATACAAATTCAAATGTATTTTTTAATGATTTAACTCTAGCGGGAAATCTCACTATTAATGGTGGTCTTACAAATATAGAAACTACAAACCTTGTTGTAGAAGATCCTCTAATTAAACTTTCCAAAAATAATTCCAGTGACTCCATTGATATTGGTGTTTATGGTCTATATGGGACATCTTCAAAATATACAGGTATTTTTAGAGATGCGAGTGATTCTGGGAAATGGAAATTATTCAAAGATTTAACCAGTGAACCAACAACAACAGTTGATACATCACATTCTTCTTATTCAAAAGGTAGTCTTGTTGCAGATATTGAAGGTGATGTAACCGGGCAAGTCTCTGACATATCAAATCATGATACTGATAATCTCACAGAAGGATCTTCTAATCTATACCATACTACTGCCAGAGCAAGGGATTCTGTATCCGTTAATGATGCTAGTGGCGACGGTTCATTAGCATATAATAGTTCAACTGGAGTAATTACCTACACAGGACCAAGTTCATCTGAAACAAGGGAACACTTCAGCGGTGGAACGGGTGTCTCAATAACAAATGGAGAAGTTGCAATTGGTCAGGTGGTTTCTACATCATCAAATGTAACGTTCAATAGTGTGACTGCGAATGTTACGGGGAATGTGACAGGTCAAGTCTCCGACATATCAAACCATAATACGGATAACCTCACAGAAGGAACTTCCAACCTCTACCATACCACTGCTAGGGCAAGGGGTTCTGTATCAGTTACTGATGCAGGTGGAGATGGTTCACTTGCATATAATAGTTCTACAGGAGTAATTACCTACACAGGTCCAAGTTCCACCGAAACCCGTTCCCACTTTAGTGGTGGTACCGGTGTTACAATTACCGATGGTGTTGTTGCAATTGATCAGAGCGTTGCTACAAATTCCAATGTAACATTTAATAATGTAACCTCTAACCTTACTGGTCAAGTTACAGATATCTCTAACCATACTACTACTAATTTAAGTGAAGGAAGTAACTTATATTATACAGATTCTAGAGTAAGGACTGCTATATCAATATATAATAACAGTGGTGATGGGTCAATATCATACAATAACTCATCGGGTGTTATTTCATATACAGGTCCGAGTCCATCTGAAACAAGGGCACACTTCAGTGGTGGAACGGGTGTCACAATTACAGATGGTTCTGTAGAAATCGGTCAGAGTGTAGCAACAGATGCAAATGCAACATTTAATACTGTTACAGCAAATCTAACAGGTAATGTAACGGGGACAGTGTCAAATATATCTAACCATGATACAGGCGATTTAACAGAAGGGTCAAATCTCTACCATACCACTGCCCGGGCTAGAGGTGCTGTTTCAGTTACTGATTCAGGTGGAGACGGTTCACTTGCATATAATAATAGCACTGGAGTAATTACCTACACAGGTCCAAGTTCATCTGAAACAAGGGCGCACTTCAGTGGTGGAACCGGTGTCACAATTACTGATGGAGCTGTCGCAATAGGTCAGAGTGTTGCTACAAATGCAAACGTTGAATTTAATAATGTGACGTCTAATCTTACTGGTCAAGTTACAGATATTTCTAATCATGATACTGATAGTTTAACTGAAGGGACCTCTAACCTCTATCATACCACTGCTAGAGCACGGGATTCTGTATCAGTTACTGATTCTGGTGGTGATGGTTCTTTATCATATGATAATAGCACAGGTATATTCTTATATAATGGACCTAGTGTTGCTGAAATAAGGGCTAAATTCTCACAAGGGACTGGTGTAAATATTTCTAATGGAGTTATAAATATTGGTCAGGGTGTTGCAACCAATGATAATGTAACATTTAATGATATAAATATATCTGGAAATTTAACAGTTAATGGAACAACAACGAATATTGATACTGCAAATTTAGTAGTTGAAGATCCGCTAATTAAACTCTCCAAAAACAATTCAAGTGATTCAATTGATATCGGACTTTATGGTTTATATGGTTCTTCAGAAACATACAGTGGTATCTTCAGGGATGCAAGTGATTCCGGGAAATGGAAGTTATTCAAGGATTTAACAAGCGAACCCACAACAACCGTTGATACAGGACATGCTTCTTATTCAAAAGGTTCCCTCGTTGCAGATATTGAAGGGGATGTAACAGGTCAAGTTTCCGACATATCAAACCATGATACGGATAATCTCACAGAAGGATCTTCCAACCTCTACCATACCACAGCAAGGGCGAGAGAAGCTGTATCGGTTACCGATTCTGGTGGAGACGGTTCACTTTCCTACAACAATTCAACTGGAGTAATTACCTACAC